TAATTGGTACATCTTCTCCCATGATGACTAGGCATGAACCCGTGTTCTGTTTTTACCTTCTCACCATCTAAGTCTGTAAAATATCCATCTGGACTATAGCCGTATCCTTCATCATTCTTACGTCCTGACACTTCACTTTGCTCATTACAATCTGGACATTCAACCCATATCTTTTCTGTTTTGGCGCGGTTGTAGCTTTCAATTTCTGGATTAAATACATCACCGTCTGGACAATGGCGCTCAATGTTTTCTGCATAATCTAAAATTAACACATCATCTTTTTGTACTGACGGTCTAAGACCGCGACCGATAACCTGCTGTAATAACCTTCCTGATTCAGTTGCCCTTAACAATGCAATGACATCGACATGAGGCGCATCAAAACCAACTGTTAACACTGATACGTTAACTATATATTTGATCTGCTGGCTCTTAAACTTCTCTATCGTATCGCTGCGTTCTTTTGCTTTTGTCTTACCAGTAATTAACGCGCTCATTGCTGGCGGTAGGCTTGCTAGTATTTCTTCTGCATGTTGAATAGTTGCAGCAAAAAACATAACACCTTTTCTGTCTTTTGATTGCTCTATAACATCAGCTACAATTAAACTGGTTTTTCTGCCTTGGCCTTTGTATACCCTATCAACATCATCTTTATTAAACTTACCCATTTTATTAACAGTCATACCAATAGTATCATAGTGACCACTATTAATTGCACCTATTAATGGTGGTGCTAAATATTTTTGGTCAATTAAATCTGGCGCACCTATTGTATAAACCTTTTTAACAAAATAAGCATTTTCACCTATTGCTTTATCTTCTTCATTCATCTGGTAAATGTACCCTGTTCCCATCCTATAAGGTGTCGCAGTTGTACCAATGACTCTTAATTTTGGATTGCCTTCTTTTATCTTTTCAATAATAGCTTTTACTGTTGGCGTAATTAAATCACATTCATCAATAATAACCGCACAGAATTTGCCACTAAATTGGTCGATAGAATTTAAAACCGTTAATGGTGTGCCGAAAACTACTGGATATTTTAAGCATCTACCACCAGCAGAAGCACTAAAGACACTGGCGTCTTCTCCAGTTTGCAGGTATTTGCTGCGGTTTTGTTTTACAAGCTCTGCGCTAGGCGCTAGGCATAAAACGTTTTTTCCTTTGCTTAATTCGTGCAGTATCTTTGCAACTTCTGCAATAATCATGCTTTTGCCCGCGCCAGTTGCAGCCTCCAAAATACAACTATCAGTTGATGCTTTTACATGGTCAATAATTTTGTCAACCGCTGTTTGTTGGTAAGCTCTTAGCTTGTACATTTGTTAATCTAAATGTTTTGAATTATCAAGCTCAGATAAATACAGCTTATAAAATGTTTTTAGTTTGGGCAGGGTTTCTTTGATAAAATCGTGATTAAGTGGTATTTCTTCTAATAACTCTGCGCCAGAAGGTGTCCATTGATAAAAGTATGCTTTAATCCTGCCACTGCATAACATTTCATATTGCACCTGCGCATAATAATGTTGCTGCTGGCTTAAAAGTTTAAAGTTTTGTACGCTTTTGTCATTTCTTAATCTGTATGGACATTTTATTTCCACGATCCATTCATCGTCCACCAGTCCATCAGGTGAAGCGCCTAACCAATCTTCAAATTCGTGAAAACCTGTATGTTTTATATCCTTGCCAATTCTGAGCTTTAAATCTGCGGTTGCCATTGCTTCATAAAAGTTGCCATGCTCAGTCGCCACGTTACCTTGAAAATCAGCTTTTAGCCCATGATAATCTCTGACCATGTCTCTTAAAACATCTTGCGGTGACGACCAATGATTCATATTTAAGATAGCCCCTATTCTGCTGCCAGTTATGCGGCCTTTTCTTTGGCTAAACCATGCTTTTGTTCCTTGCTTGTTCATAGTGTTCTCCGTACAAAAAAGCCCCACCGGATGGCAGGGCTATTTATTAAAGTGTATTAAAAGTCGATGTCTTCATCTTGTTTTTTAGTCAACTTTACATCTTTTTTGCCTGATACCGCGCAGACCCAATTTCCTGAGCGTGTTTGCCCATCGTCGCCAGCCATCTCCCAAACTTGCAATTTAAGTATCATTTGCTTACCAGTTAATGACTTGGTAAGCATTGCATCATCTGGTTGCTCACCTGATTTTAGCATTTTACCACCGGCGTTATAGTCTATAGTCGCCAGCATCTTTTTGGCTTTATCAGCGGTCTTTTCATTGTCGTGCATAACCTTGATATTTTGAAATATTTTTCGGTTCGCGTACTCCTCAGGGACTAAAACTTGCCATTCAATTGCAATATAGTCTCCGTTGTACTGATTGTTAGCCCATGCTGCGTTCTCAACAACACAAAGAACATCAGTGTTATCAGGTATAGGCTGGAAATTGTTGCTTGCATCAAATGTGCTTTTAGATTCGATGGCCTCAGATGTACTTGTTTCCCAGAAATTCATTATTTTGTTCCTTTTTTATTAATATTTAAAGATGGTATGTATTGTTTCAACGGGTTAATACCTGTGGTCACTTCGATATCTTCCGTTATTCCGTACCTGTTTTTGCTTACATTTGCAGCGGTCGCATAGGTTACTAATAGCCTAGTACCGTCGCTGCGCGCTTTTTTTCTGTCGCCGTCGCCCGTTGTAAAAGTTTGCAGCTTCATAAATCCTACTAAATCGCAATCATCCACATACGGCGCAACACTTCTCTTGTTCAAGCGCAAAGTGTATCTAGTGTAGGCATCTTGGTCTGGCAGTTCGATTGTTTCTGTGTCTGCATGACCTATAAAAACAATGTGCATATTTTTATTTTCATTAAGCCAACCGCAAAACTTGCGGGTTCTGTGGTGCATTGCAGAAATTGCAAGAAATCCTGCACCGTATCCGCCGAGTGCTTGCGCAATAGAGGCTGGTTTTTTCGGGTCTGACTCCATGACCGTTGTTGTAAACAGCCTATCTAACGCTGTTACACTGTCGATAATTAAAGTTTGGTAGTCATGGTCTTGTTGTATTAACGCCGTTAATTGCGCCCATAAGTCTTCACTGCTTTTTAAAACTGGCAAAGCATCTGGTCGCGACTCTAAAGGGATTGATTGTAGTCCGTCTTCTGCACGAATTACAATCGGTTTAGGAAAAGATGCGGCTAGGCTTGTCTTGCCCAGACCCGCATCACCTAAAATAGTCGCCAGAACTGGCCTATCCTTAGGTTTTTCTATCTCATTTAATATACTCATATAATTTCCTTCTTCATGGCGCTTTATTGCTAACCATGCTTTACAGTGTACGTGCATTGCGTTAATATGTAAACAGTTATTTATAAACGGGAGCAATATAACATGATGACAAGATTGGAAATGGTTAAAGAATTAAAGACACGCAACCTTAGCCAAGTTGCTAGGGATATATCTGTAACAAGGGTTTATCTTTCGCATTTAGCTAACGGCAAGAGGCCGCAAGTATCTTGGGAAATGGTAAAGAGAATCAGTGATTATTTAGAGGTGGACAAGTAATGCACAGGGATTTAATGTCTGCTGGTTATCGGATATTTGGACTACATCCCATTGTCGACGGCAAGTGCGGTTGCAGAAATAAAGACTGTAAAGCAGTAGGTAAGCATCCTTTTGCAGCATCTTGGCAGCATACGCCCTTATGGAGTAACGATCAGATTCTAAAAATGGAAGAAGCAGGTCAGTTTACAACTGGCTATGGTGTGTTAGTAGATGGCTTGTTGGTTATTGATGTTGATGCTAGAAATGGTGGGGTTGATTCTTTTCAAAGACTACTGGAAGACATTCCATCTATTAAAGATGCAGGGCTAGTAGTAAACACTGGTAGTGGTGGTGGTTCACAGCACCTATATTACAAGGTCAGTAATGATTTAGCCTTGCAGGGCAAGCATGATAATTACAAAGGAATAGATTTTAAATCATCAGGCTTTGTTGTCGGTATCGGTTCGCAACATAAATCAGGTGGCAGCTATGAAATAGACAGTGGATCTATTGACAGCATTGGCGCAGCACCGCAAGAACTAATAGAACTGCTCAAGAAGCAAGATAGGCGCAGGGTGTTATTAAATGATAAGCCTGTTGATATATCTAGTTCAGAGGTTGCCGATATGTTGAGCTACATTAACCCAGATGTAGAATATGACGTCTGGGTTCGCATTGGTATGGCTATACACCACGTTATGAATGGCGATGGTTTTGCAACTTGGGATAAATGGAGTAGCGATGGAGAAAAATACAGCGCATCGGAAATGGATAGCAAATGGTTTTCCTTTGGAAAAACCTCAAACCCAGTTGGAATGGGAACACTATTGTATTACGCGGAACTGGCAGGTTATGAAGCACCTGTAGATTTTAGCTCTACAGATGAGGTTAGCCCAGAAGTTTTTATTGGTGATTTACCTTGCGATATTAGCGATGTAGACCTACTGAGACCGCCGGGGTTTGTTGGCTCATTAACTGCATGGGTTAATAATCAGTGTAGATACCCACGGGAAAATTTAGCCGTTGGCGCAGCGATATCAGCAATGGGTAATGTCATTGGTTTAAAATACACAGATGGCTATAGCGGTGCATCTAGCAATATGTTTACTTTTTGCGTAGCAGCATCAAGCACAGGGAAAGAAGCTGTTTTACAAGCTACATCGGATATTCATAGATTTGCAGGTATAGCTGGTGCTTGTCATGGAACTATTAAATCCGAGCAAGAAATAACACGCAATTTAATTCAGCATCAGGCAGCCATCTATGTGCTAGATGAGGTTGGTATCTTGTTGCAAAAGATAAACAACGCATCAGTTAGGGGAGGCGCAAGTTACTTGGAAGGTGTGATCGGTTTGCTAATGTCGGCATATAGTAAAAGCGACAGTTTTATGCCTTTATCCGGTGACGTTAGAAGGGATGCAGAGTCCTTACTTCTCAAAGAATTATCTAGCTGCACCGTTAAAATAGAAGAAAATGCGGACAAGAATGGCAAGTACAGTAAACGCAAGGAACAAGTAGAACACGCGCTGGAAAATCTATCAAGCGGTTTAGAACGACCGTTTTTATCATTGATTGGATACACTACGCCGACTACATTTGAAGATTTAGTTACAAAGTCAAGTATCAGCAACGGGTTCATTGGTAGGTCTATATTAATAAACGAGAGGGAAACAAATCCTCGCGCAAAAAGACGGTTCAAAAAAACGCCGATGGCAGACACCATGAAGAACACATTGTCAAGTCTTTACAATGCTGGTAATTACGACAGTACAGCATCGCGCATAGAGTTCATTGGCGATAAAATAGTTATTCCCTCTGAAGAGGATGCGATGGACTTACTGGACAGATGCTTAGATTGGATTGAAGAGTACGCTGAGCAGCACAAAGAGATGTCAGGCCTAGAGGCTGCTATACGTCGCGGGTTTGAGCAGATAGTAAAGATATCATTTATCCTAGCAACAGCTTCTGGTGTTAGAACTGTTCAGCATGTCAGGTGGGCACTAGCATTTGCTCATCGTGATATTAATGAGAAAACCATGCTTGCTTATGCAAACGAGCATAAAGACAGTAAAAAAGATGGCGCAAAGGTCTTAACCGCTAGGATTTTGGCAAATATAGACCGCAAAACAGGCGTTACGGTGGCAACATTAGCGAATAGGCTAAGAAAGTCCAGTTCTGACATAGAAAAAACACTAGGACTAATGGGGGATCAAGTTGTTTCAGTTGAAACAATTCATTCCCGCAATAAAACAACGTCAATTAAATACTTTACAAGGTAATAGGATTTTGTTATTTATAAAGCGTGCCCTTTATGTAAGGGCGCGTTTTTTTATTAAATAGCTTAAAATATACGATCACAATAAACACTGTGTACCTTAAGCAAACACGTTATATATCAACGGTCAACAGTAGTTTTAAGGCAGAATAAAATACACACTGGTTGTATACGCTTAAAGCTATACGCGCAAACGCTTACAAGCGACAAACGCTCAGAATATACATTTCACTTAAACTATTTTTTTAATTAAAAAATTAATAAGCCCTTACGGGCTTTTTTTATGACTAGTCAAAAATAGTATAGTATTTATAGTGTATTGTTTATTCTATTATATATATACTATATATATCAGTAACTTACCCCCAGGTGATGATAACACACTTTAACTTTACAGTGTATATCCTTAGATTTATTTTCCCTGTCAATCGTTGACCTACCTAGTCATTTTAACGATATACAAGCGTGTATTGTTAGATAATTAAAATAAAGTTGTACACTTTGTTTTCTAATGTGTTACACTTTGTATCAAGTTAGCAATTTAGCTAACTTAATAAAGGAATATTGATAATGATAAACGGTTGGTTAGTATCAGATATCACAATGACTACAGATAGTGAAGGCTTTATCAGCGCAGAACACAAATATCAAGGAGATTTAATAATTGATGGATATTATGACACTCAAGCAGATTGCAAACGAGATGCTGTTAATGTTTTAAAAGAAAAAAAAGAAGAACATGAAAGAGGGGAGTACTTATATTGAATCAAAATAAAGTTGACACTAATACTACATAGTGTATAATGTTTATTAAGTTAGCAATTTAGCTAACGATTAAAAAGGTAAATAAAATGAGAAACTTTGAAGAAGAACTTTATCGTAAAATCAACGCTCTTGAAGTTAAGGTCGATGAATCGAATTTAAAATATACAGCCGTGGAAATTAATACTCACTGTGACCACATGGAAAAGCTATCCACCGAGATGTTTGATACGACTCTAGATATTGTTGATCGCAAGGCATCGGCTAAACTTTGGAGAGCTTCTGGCGAAACAACTATAGGCGAAGATTTAGCTGGCTATAGAAATCAGTTGCTTCAAATTGAAATGCTGGAAGAATCATTGAAGCTCAATTTATTCGAGGTTACAACAAGATATTTAATTACAGATGATAAAGAGCTAATCAGTCCGGCGGGCTATCACTATTCAGATCGTGTATTTGTTCAGCCTACTAATATCGCTATTCAATCAAATAGCATCAAAAATGTACCAAGCTGTAATGTCGACCTTCGAGCTTTCGACATGGATAATATAGAATAGTAACTTTTTTTAGCCCCCCTTTGGGGGCTTTAACTTACAAGGAATAAATTATGAAATCTTATAAATCAATAAAAAGCATAACCCTAGCAGATAAACATAATGTGTATGAGGTTATCTATCACGACCTCCCCACATTATCGAATGTAAGCTATGACGATGGCTCAATTGAAAAGAACGACTTGCTGCTGACAAAAGATGCTGTGCTAGAGGATGCTGAGTTTAGAAATGTATTGGGTTGCAGCTCAGTGCGCAGTTTTTGGCAGTTGTCAGATAATTTAAAAAGACAAGTAAAAAAAACTATGAAGCGTGAACTGTTGATATAGATACGTTTAGACACGCTGAAAGGCGGATTTATTATTATTATAAAAAATAATAGTACACTTTGTATTCTATTGTGCTACTATGTGTCTAAGTTAATCATTTCGATTAGCCACTAAGTAAAGGAAAATAACATGTCAACTAGAGCTACTTACAGATTTATTACACCAACTACAGATATTACTTTATACATCCACCACGATGGCTACCCACAGGGTGCAGCTATTTACTTTTCAAAAGGTAAAGAAGTAGCGTCATTTATTCACAACAACGAAAGAGCAGAAATAGTATCAAGTCATGAGTCACACGGAGATACAGAGTATCGCTATACCAAGCTACAGGCAATCCTCAAAGACAATTTTTACGTAGACCACAAAGACGACCTAGGAAACTGGGTTCGTGAATACTCAGGTACTTTGGCAAACTTTCTTTCACTAGAAGGCGAAATATAATAATGGTTACTCAAAAAATTACAAACGACATGGAGGCCGTTACTAACGGTCTGGTATTAGCAATAACAGCGCCAACAGATGCTCAATCAGAACAAGCAATGGAACTTGTCTTAGTAATAGCGCCACTTTTGCGCTCTCAGGAATTAGAGACTTGCAAGCGTAGAGCCAATAAAATTGTTGAAGACACTGGCTATTTTTCACAAGGGAATTAAAAATGAAATTATTAAACAAAGAAATTACAAGACGATTAATTGAAAACTTTGAATCTAAAACTGCTGATCACAGGCCAGTAGTTAGATTATTTTGCGGCGCAGCATGTACTTGGTTGTTGTCAGAGCTTAATAAAGATACAAATATAGCTTTCGGTCTATGCGACTTCGGTCACGGGCAAGTGGAACTAGGTTACGTTTCAATTGATGAGCTACAAGAACTGAGGTTTCCCAAGCTCAAGGGAATGTTTGCCGACGGGGTAGTTCGACAAGACGTTTTTTTTGTTGCAGATAAAACACTGGTAGAATATGCAAAAGATGCAGCCGATAGCGAGATGATGGGGTAACTTATGAGAAATGAAATTTTAATAGCAGCAATCAGCCAGTATAAGCGCAAAAGGTTTGTCAAAGACATGGGAGTATCTAAAGCACTGATTGATTCTGTGTGCATCGGTGTTCGACAGCTTGGCGTGGTTGGAGATCCATCGCTTGCAGAGAAAGCCGCAGATTTGTTAGGCTTAACACTACACGAAGTAAGAAGTGACGTTTATAAGAAGGAATGAATATGAGCGATGAACACGAGTACCTAAGGGAGTTCTGTACCACTGTTAGGCATCAAGATATTTTAGATGCGTTGCAAAAGTCAGGCGGAAAGAAGAACCAAGCGTGGCGTGATAGTGGTATTGATGGCGCTCATGCAAGAAGGGTTCTAAAAATGCTAAAAGAAAGAGCCAGCCAAAGAACTATTAGGCATGGCGATGGTTCTACAGAGCAGGTCGATGAGTCATATCTGATAAAAGGCAAGTCAATTTTATATGACGATGCTGGCAATGTAAAAATTCAATGGGTAAAAACTGACATTGAGAAACAGAATCAAAACGAATTGCTGCAAGAATATGTTGAGTCTCTGTGCACTTTCGATCCAGCAGAACCCGCACCAGTAGAAAACCACTACAAGTTAGACGACGAATTAATGTCAGCAATATTTATTGGTGATGCTCATGTCGGTATGAAGGCATGGTCACAAGATACGCGGGGCATGGACTTTGATACCAAGATAGCGGAATCGTTGTTACGTGGAGCAGTAGATAATTTAGTTTCCAGAGCGCCTAACTCAGATATAGGATTATTGGTTGATGTTGGTGATTTTCAACATGCCAATGATTCACATGGTGCTACGTACTCTGGAACACAAGTAGATGTAGATACAAGACAGGGCAAGACCCTGAGGACATCAGCGGACATCATGTGTTATGCCATTGGTCGTATGCTAGAGAAGTTTAGCAAAGTTATTGTGGTCGTGGCACGAGGCAATCATAACCCAGATGCTGCGCAAGCGGTGCAGTTAATACTGGAATTTTATTATAAGAATGAGCCAAGAGTGAGCGTTCTTCCAACAGAAGGTTTTTTCCATTATCTAAGGTGGGGGAAGTGGCTTATAGGTGTTAATCATGGTGACAAGATTAAACCTGCAAAATTGGTGTCGGTCATGGCTCGTGATATGGCGACCGCATGGGGAGAATGTACGCACAGGATGTGGGCATTAGGCCATTTTCATCATCAAAATACATTAGAGCTAGACGGTTGCATTGTTCAAAAATTTGGAGCGCTTACTCCACCTGATAGTTGGCATGCAGGGCAGGGCTACGGCTCAAACTCTGTCATGGAAATGATCACATTTAAAAAGCAAGGCGGTAAACATTCCACGCTGATTTATGAGCTAGATAAGATTGTTAATGAGCCTGACATAAGGATCGACTAATGGACATAAAATCACCAATGCAAACACAGATAGGTGGCGACCACTATGTAAAGCACGAAATTCAACCTTGGGATATTATTGACGAGTATGGATTGTGTTTTTACGGGGGTAATGCTTTAAAATACTTGCTGAGAGAAAAAGGCGATAAAAAACAAGACCTTATGAAAGCAATACATTATTTAGAGAAAATGGTCGGAGACTTAGAAAATGGATAAAAGTTATAGCAAGCACAATTTATCTATCAAAATAAATGCAGCACTGATAAACGGAAGCATTGTTGTTTTCTGGACAGGCCGCACATTTGATGTGCATTTAGAGTCTGCATGGACTGGCAACATGGAAAACGTGGTTGGCGTGTATGATATTTTTTGTACTACCACTGACATTGTTGCTGATACAGACTTTTACCTTAAAGAACTAAACCTGCGGGAATGGCCTGATGATGTAGACCAAGAAAGGCTTGATGTAATCGCTCAGAACGGTAACACAGGAGAGCACTACAAATGAACGGTAAAGGGAGCGATAGAAGAAAAGAAGATGAGAAAAAGGTAAGAGAAGAACTCGGCAAAGTAAATTGGAACAAAAGAGACAAATCCAAGGATTCCTTCTCTGTCAAAGTCAACGGAACGCCAGTCAAATGAAACAATCGCAAATTGCCAAAGAGATTGGTTATGCTCAAGTGGATGCTCTTATTGCTAAAGTAGAGAAAAACCTCGGCTCATGCAATTTGGTCGCGGTTGTTTATGATAAAAACAAACAATTGCAAGTCATCCGTGACCAGTCAACTCGTTTTGACAAGATACATCTCTTAGAACTTGTCGGAGTATATGATAGTTCAATTAACCACATGGAGCTAAGGGACGATATCAATGAGGCCGTCGCATTCTATAACAAAAAACGTCAAGAGCAGATAAAAGAATTTAACAATGCTATGGGTTTGCAATAACCTTAACTTGTTTTCACGTTGAAAATAGTTATAATAATCCTACATTCGGCTTCCTGTTTTTGGTAGTCTTTTTTTGTCGTCAGCCTTAACCTAAAGCCTACCTCAAGGCGGTTAAGCAACTGGCGCACTTACTCTAAGAGAGATAACATGGCATTGTCTGAGATTCTGGAACTGGGTCTGACTACCATCCAAACTAAGGTCGCATATCTTTCTTCTGTTATATTGGGGAGCGTTTCCGTTTTGGCCTTGCAAGAAATAGTGTCAATTTTAGGCGTTTTAATATCTATTGTGATAGCATTAATCGCTTCCTACTACAATCATAAGCGGCACAAGCTGCAAATGAGGGTTTTAAAAAAGCAACTAAGTAAAACCTAAACCTTCCGGCCTGTGGCTGGATATAGCTATCCTGTGGAGTGCTACATGCTAGAAGTAAAATACAACAAAACTTTAGACCTTATTCCCTACGTTAATAATTCACGAACACATAGTGATGAACAGATAACGCAGGTTGCAGCAAGCATTAAAGAATTTGGTTTCACCAACCCGATACTGCTTGACGAGGACGGTGGAATAATAGCAGGTCACGGTAGACTGCAAGCCGCCAAAAAGCTAGGCATGAAAGAAGTGCCGACCATTACCCTATCAAATTTATCCGAAGCCCAAAAGAAAGCCTATGTCATTGCTGATAATAAGTTAGCACTGAACGCTGGTTGGGATGATGAATTGTTGATCTTAGAGCTAAATGGATTGCGGGAAGATGATTTTGACCTAACTTTGATCGGCTTTAATGTTGATGAGTTAGCTTATCTTATTAATAAGGACGATATTGATATAGATATTACTGAGGAGGATTATAAGGAAAATCAAAACTTTTTAATTAAATGCGAAAGCATTAATGAGATGGAATCCTTGCAGAGTCTATTGAGATCAAATAAACCAGAAATGTCGTTTCAAGCCTTTCAACAGATGATTGCTAAATTATGAGAATATTCTGCCAGATACCTCATCCCAAAACTAATACGATATCAGCCTATATAAAAAATGCCATTTGGATTAACCAAGTTTTGGAGAATAATGGACATAAAGTTGATACTTTTTACGCAAATAATCAAGATAAGATAAACCCAGAAGCCAAATATGATTTATTTATATCTCATTACGGATCATCTTTTTTTAGACCTCATAGAAAATTACAATCTCTTTTTAATAATAATGATAATTCTCCATTTGTTTGGATTGCAAATGAGTATGACGTATCTCCTAATTCTTTCTTTAGAAATCAAATGATAGAGAGGACGTCTTATATCTTGGCAAATTATGAGTTTTTAAACAAATTTAAGGCTGTCAAAAACAAAGTCACTAAGAATTTGAATTTAATATTATTTAATGACTCCCAAGTTATAAAAGAAAAGAAATATAATCACATTTATTTCGGAACTCATAGACCAGACAGAAGAAAATATCATGAAATTTATTTAAAGGAGAATATTTATCTTTCTTGTAAAAATAAAAATTCAATAGAATTTAAGAGGGATGGGAGTAAGTCTCCATTAATAAAGGAATTGGATATTAATCGAGGTGATTTAAGTTTATTCAGATATAGTCTCTACATTGAGGACGTTTCTACTCATAAGAGATTTAATAATTTATCCAATAGATTTTACGAGAATCTAGGAAATAATGTAGTGACTATCTTTGATGAAAACTGTCTAGCAAATATAAGAAAATCGGGTCTTGTTGATTATGAGGATTTTATTGTTTCCTGTAATTCTGATTTAGATAAATTCACCTCTGAAAATTATGAAAGATTCATGAATGTGCAGATGAAGTGGAAAGATGAAGCTATACAGCAAAGAATAAATTTAGAAAAGGATATTGTTTTATTTTTTAAGGATGTAGGTCATGGCTAGACCAAGGAAGACGCTAACACCAGAACAGGTAAAAGAAGTCGAGACACTAGCGGCTGTATTAAATCAAGAGCAGATAGCGGATTATTTTGGTATTGATGCCGATACTTTTGCTGCAATAAAGAAAAGAGATCCAGAGGTTTTTCGGTCTTATAAAAGAGGCAAGGCAAAAGCGATTGGCTCTATAGGTGGCAACTTAATTGGTCAAGCAAAAGCAGGTAACGTATCAGCCGCTATATTTTACCTAAAAACACAGGCAGGATGGTCAGAAGCTAAAGCTGAAAACGAGCAAGAGTCACCACCCATTAGTATTTCATTTAATGTAAATGAGCCAGTTAAAGATATCAAAGTGACTAATGCTAGAACTTAGCGCACCTCAAAATGTGTTTTTAAATAAGTTAGACACTAAGTACAAGGCGTATGTTGGCGGCTTTGGCTCTGGCAAGACGTACATAGGCTGTGTTGACCAGCTATTATTTGCATCACGAAATCCTAGGACTATACAGGGTTACTTTGCGCCTACTTACCCTGCTATCCGAGATATTTATTTTCCTACATTTGAAGAAGCCGCAAACAATTTAGGTTTTACAGTAGACATTAAAGAGTCAAACAAAGAGATACACATATACAGGGCTGGCGCATATTACGGAACGGTTATCTGTCGGTCAATGGATAAACCCAGTTCTATCATAGGTTTTAAGATAGCTAGGGCGCTGGTAGATGAAATAGATACACTGCCTAAGTCTAAAGCCAATCAGGCGTGGAATAAAATAGTTGCTAGGCTTAGACTGGTAATCCCTGGGGTAGAAAATACTATTGGAGTAACTACAACTCCAGAAGGTTTTCTATTTGTTTATGATAGATTCGCGCTAAACCCTACGGAAAGCTATTCCATGGTGCAGGCTTCCACTTATGAAAATGAGAAATTTTTACCACCCGATTATATAAGCAGCTTAAAAGAAACCTACCCTGATGAATTAATTAGCGCATATTTGATGGGTGAGTTTGTAAACTTAAAGTCAGGAACTGTCTATAATGGATATGACAGGGTAAGGTGCAGAAGCATGGAAAGCATACAAGAAAAAGAGCCTGTACACATCGGCATGGACTTTAACGTAACAAACATGTCGGCGGTTATTTATGTGTTAAGAGATAAGGTGTACCACGCAATAGACGAATTAAAAGGCGTTTATGATACACCTTCAATCATTGAAATAATTAAAGAAAGATTTGCCGAGCACCACATTAGCATTTATCCAGATGCTTCCGGTAGGGCAAGAAAATCAGTAAATGCTTCCACTTCCGATATTGCCTTACTTGAGCAGGCTGGCTTTTCAGTTTATGCTAATTCAAGAAATCCATTAGTAAAGGATAGGGTAATGAGCGCGAACAAGGCATTTCAAAATGGGCAGGTAATGGTCAATGACGATTTATGCCCTGAAACAGCTAGGTGTTTAGAGCATTTAACCTATGATAACAATGGTGAACCAGACAAAAAATCAAATATAGACCACCTTCCAGATGCGGCTACTTATACTATCGCATACCTACTACCAATATCTAAGCCAATGCTAGATATCAATGTGAGATTTTAATATGCCAGTTGAAAGCCAACACCATCAATATGAATACTGTGTTTCTAAATGGAAACTTGTTAGAGACTGCATGGCTGGCGCAAAAGCCATTCGTGAAGCGGGCGAAGTTTACCTGCCAAATCCCAATCCTAATAATTCAGATTCTATCAGCCGCTACAAGACCTACGTTCAGCGCGCTATCTTTACCAATGTAATTAAGCCAACGAATGATTCTATGGTTGGAATGGCCTTTCGTAAAGCTCCGGCTGCTGATATACCACCTCAAATTGACTATATTATTGAGAACGCAACTGGTGACGGTGTGACACTGGAGCAGTTAGCCAAAAACACCGTTTCTAATTTATTACAGACGGGCAGGTATGGTTTGTTAACTGATTATCCATCTGTAGATGAAGGCCTTAGTGACTCTGCTGTAAGAGGATTGGAGTTACAAGCAAATATAAACACATATATAGCAGAGTCTATTATTAACTGGAAAACTCAACCTGTAGGCGGAAAAGACACCCTAACAATGGTTGTTTTAAAAGAGGACTACCATGAAGAAATAGACCAGTTTGAATATGGTGTAAATGTTCAGTACAGAGTTCTGTCTCTAGAAGATGGCTTGTATGTAATAAGAATTTATAGGGAAAATGAGATTGTATCTATAGCAGAACCGCGCGATTCAAGCGGTAGCAGATTAAACTTTATTCCCTTTGTTATGGCTGGCGCTTACTCTAACGACCCTGCGGTAGATGATGCTGCGCTTTATGACATGGCAGAAATAAATATTGGTCACTATCGCAACAGCGCGGACAAAGAGGAAGGGCTGTTTTTGCATGGACAACCGATGCTCCATCTGGACATAGGGGACACCAACTCAAACGAGTGGCGGGAGCTTAACCCTAACGGTGTCGAGGTTGGCGCTAGGCGGGGTTTAATTACGTCAGGCGGGGGTAGTGCCACCTTACTACAGACAATGGCTAACGATGCAGTGAGCGTAGAAATGCGTGAGAAATTAAAGGAGATGGTAGCTATTGGTGCGAGGTTAGTTGACCAAGGTGGTCAAGCGGAAACCGCAACTGCTGCAATGATTCGCCATTCTAGCACTAACAGCGTACTGACAAACGTCGTGCAAAACGCATCATCAGCAATAGTAACCTCGCTGAATTGGGCTGGTCTATTTATGGGTGCAACCGAAGAAGCCACATATGATATTAATGACGATTTTTATGATAAAAGTTTAGATGCAACGCAAGTCATGGCTGCTATCCAGTTATATGATAGAGGCGTTATTGCTAAACAAGATTTGCAGGAAAATGCTAGAAATACTGGCATGATAGACCCTACAAGAACAAATGAAGATATAGATGCAGATTCAGAAGATACTAGCCCGCTAGATGAGTAGCAGACAAAAACTTATTGATGCTGTAACGCTCCGACAAATACTTATTGAAAGGTATTCTAGGGGCGAAGCTAAATCACTGTCCAAAGTTTTGACCAAGATGGACAAAGCTATTGCAAAAATTGTGGGCAGTAAGTTTGGCAAAACAAGGTCAATATTTTTAAGCAGACAGGTTGAAAAACTAGCGCAATCATTTCTCAAAGATTATACTGATGATATGTTAAAAGGGCTTGAGTCTTTTACCTTAAAAGAAGCCAAGTATGCTGAGAGTTTATTGTTGGCGGGTACTGCGGCTGCTGTAATTAAAAAAGCACCTATTGCTGTGCTAAAAAAAGCTGTCAGACAAAGACCAATGGAGCTTCTAATTGATGGCAATATTAAAAAGGTAACTATAGAGCAGGCTATTAAGCAATTTTCTAAGAACCAGTCTAAGAGAATAGGTCAGATAATAAAAGACGGCGCAAACAGTGGCGCAACATCGACACAAATGGTTAGAGATATCAAGGATATAGTGAGAACCAGAACAACTACCCAAGCTGCCGCGTTAGTCAGAACAACCACCAATCACATGTCGACAGTAGCTATGGAAGAGGCATTCTCTAACAATGATGATCTTTTAGACGGATGGCAATGGGTAGCTGTGCTAGATTCAAGAACCTCACTTACTTGCGCTGGGCTAGATGGTAAAAAATTTACATTAAAAAGCGACCAGTCAAAACCACCTATCCATTGGGGATGCCGCAGTCGCTGGATACCAATGGTTAAATCTGAGTTTGATTTAGGTTCGGAAGTAGACGGAGAAAGAGCATCCATAGATGGTCCACAACCATCCAACACAACTTATGGAGGCTGGTTAGGAAGGCAAAACAAAGGTGTGCAAAACGAGGTGCTTGGTTCAACTAGAGCTAAGCTGTTCAGAAGTGGTAAGCTATCCATTGGAAAGTTTACGGACAGGAAAGGAAACGTCTTAACACTTGACCAATTAGCACAAAGAAATTCATTATAGGTAATTCGTAACCGTGTATGCGGTTTTTTTAAAATTCAGTCGGTGACTGTTTTCCCTGTGGGAGTATTAATATGGAACTTGAAGAAGCGTTAAAACTTATCGAAGAACAAAAGTCAGCAATAGAGTCTAGCAGTTTAGAATTTGCAGCAATAAAAGCTAAGAATGAAGAGTTGTTGGGCGAGACTAAAAAGGCGAAACAAAAAGCAAAAGATGAAGCTGAATTATTGGCTAAATCTCAGGCTGAAAAAGCATTAAAAGAAAATGACCACGAACAGCTTTTGACTATTGAGAAATCAAGGTCTGAGAAGTTAATGGCAGACCTAAACGCTAAAGAAAGCGCGTTGAACGCGGCTATTCAAAGTTTTGAGCAGTCCACGCATCAACGTGACGTTAATAGCTATGGTGTATCCTTTAATCCTGTTTCTGAATTTGCCTTAAATGACTTAACTGCTCGGCTTGCAAACAGAACCAAGATAGTAGATGGTTCTATGCGTGTACTAGACAAGTCAGGCGACCTGACGGCTCTATCGTTAGATGATTTAAAATCGGAAGTACTCGCTAGTGGCGAGATCTCTCATTTGGTCAAGGGAAATCAGTCAAGCGGCGGTGATTCAACAGGTGGATCACAAACTGCTCACAATCCAGCTATGACTAGCGTGCAAAAAATTGCATCTGGTCTAGCCAAACTTTAAAAAGGTAACACTAACATGGCTACACAAACGCTCGTTGAAGCAAAAAAATTAATTAACAATGAAATCGTCGCAGGTGTTGCGGAAGATATCATAACCACAAATCCTATCTTTCTGTCTATGCCTTACACTGGCTACGACGGTCAAGCAATGCTTATTAACCGTGAAAATGCGCTAGGTAATGCCCAGCATTTAGCTATCGGTGCGGCTATAACTGCTAAAGCGGCTGCCACCTTCACACAGGTTGCATTTACAGCCGTAACTACTATCGGTGATGCTGAAATGAACGGCCTAGTTGGCGCTCAATCTTCATCAGCTGGTGTAGATCAATTAGCAATCGAAATTAGCTCAAAAGCTAAATCAGTCGGTCGTTTATTGCAAGCTGGTATCGCAACTGGTACAGGCGTATCTCCCAACATGAATGGCTTGCCTGTTCTTGTAGATGCTACACAATTTACAGCGGCATCTGCTGGTCAAGCAATATCCTTCACATTGCTAGATTCGCTTTTAGACTTGGTGAAAGCTAAGGATGGTCAGGTTGACTGGATCATGATGCCTTCACGTACATTGAGGGCTTACAAAGCATTGGTTCGCGCTCTAGGTGGAGTCAACGAAGTTATGACTTTCACTATGCCCAACGGTACAACTCGTAACGTCAGCGTTTATGAAGGTATTCCAATTTTTCAGAATGATTATCTTTCAGTAGCTGAAACAGCAAACGGAGCTGCCATAGCTGGTGGTGCATTAACGTCTGTTTATGCTGGTTGTTTCGATGATGGCTCACAAAAGGTTGGTGTATCTATGATTCATCCATCTGGTACTCCGGCAGGTATCGCAGTAGAGCAAGTTGGGGTAGCAGAGACCAAGGATGAAACCATTGTGCGAGTCAAATCCTACTCCAACTTCGCATCGTTCAACCGTCGCGGCATTGCACGCCTAACTAGCATCAACAACTAAGATGGCTGCCTCTAAAAGCAAGTCCTCAACGGTTAAAGTGCAAGCCATTTACGATGATGTCATTTATGGCGTTATGACTTTGTGGGGCGTATCTT